ATTGACTGGTATGCTTTGCCATAGTAACGTGTTCTCAATTCAACTTCAGACTGGTGAATACGAGGTAATAAAGTAGCTTCTTTCACCACTTTATTTTTTACCAATGCTTCTACAATCTTTGCATTTTCAACCGTTTCAGGCTCTTTCAAACAAAGGAAATGTTCCTTGTATTTTACTCCTGAAGCTGTAGTTTTGTTTAAGTAAACAACCTCATCCGGATTATACAGAACTCCAACATCAGGTATATGCTTTTCTACACGACTGAAGTAAGGGTGTTTATCCGTAAAAATCTCATTGGTGTAATACGGATTACCTTCGAGCCCTGGAGAAACAGGAACCGGTGTAATATCGGTGTTATCAGTAGCTGCTTTATCGGTATTTCTCCAATCGCATTTACAGTTGTAAATACAACCCGGTGAATTATCCTTCAGGAACGAATCATCCATTGACCAAATACGGCCAACGTATGTCAGGTGAAGTTCACGCGGTGAAGCTGATCGGGTTCTCAACCATTCAATGTTTGGGAATAGGCGTTTTTCCTTTGTAAATTGCGCCCATTGTTTGGCTACACGACACCGATGCGAAGTGGTATTGTATTCAGTTGCCTGGGCACGGTTTGCACGGCCTATTACTACTTTAGCGGCTTTCTGATACTCTTCTTTGCTTCGTACAACGCCATTTATGTCGGCTTTACAGCGTTCTAATTGCTGAATGGTATAATTGGCCTTTGCAGCTGCTAAACGGCTCACATTGTTTTTAAATAGCTTCGCAGTCTCTTCGTTATCGGATGCAACCGCACGATGTAAATCGTCGTTGTACGTGTCGAAAATAGGGCGCATGAGTTCACTGCCTTTGCCCTGCCATATTTGCTCTATAGAACCGTTTAAATCCGTTTGACGGTTTGCCAGTTGCAAACTTGGATATTCGGAAATAGCCAATTGGCGTGTTTCTAAATCATTGTTGAAATAAAGTAGATCGGTGTCAATTACCCCGGGTACTCTTAGGTTTAGACCTTTTCCAAAGTAGGAAGAAACTTTGGAAAAGGCCGTGTTAGAGTCCGGGGCTAATCGAAAAAACTGAGCGACTGGTTACTTGATTTAGCCGGTTGGGTTTTTGGGTTCTCTTTGTCAAGCTTTACACCGTAAGTACTTTCGATGTATTCAGTTGTAAGGTTATAACCATATTTAAGCAACTCACTGTCTTCCTTAATCTTTTCACTAGCTTTCACGTTCTTTTTAGCCTGAAGCTCCACTGTGTAGCCTTCCGGTATATCAAAACCGAGATTACGCAAAATAGGAACGAAATCATCATTAATCCAGTCCTGAACATCAGCTATGTCAGCATCGGTTATATCCTGGAACATTTGAAGGTGAACATCAGCTTGTGACTTGCTAGAACCATCATCCATAGTCATGGTTTGCCCTACAATACCTTTGGACATTTCTTTGTTTATACGTTCAATTTTCTTGTCAAACACATTGAAAGAATCAGTTTTCTGATTCTCTTTTATTTCAATTTCAGTTTGTTTGTCAAATATACCATAGCTTGACGTTCCCATCATTTGAAGCCACTCCTGAAGCTCATCTTTGTGCTTTTTGGTGTTGATCATTGTTTTTGCAATACGGATCGGCACACCGAATATTTGCTCAAACTCATCCCACGAAGCCCATGAATGACGTTTGTAAATTGTCATTGGAGCGATGCGTTCCAGGATACCGCCTTTATCAGGTGATAGTTGAATGTAAATAAGAAAGTTTGAAAAATCTTCGTACCTTATAGCAATTCCCGAAGGGTTATGGGCTTCTTTCAATAATAGTCCTTTTTCAGGAATAATGTTTTCGCGAGGTATATCAATGAGTTTGCGAATGCTTCCCGAAGTGAAATCGGATATCAGGAACATACTATATTCATAGAACTTTGACTCCATTGCTTTACGAATGGCATGGCGAAACCACTTTTTATTGATTTGTTTTGAACGCTCATCGTCCTGTTTACCTTCAGCATCCTTGAATACGGCAATTTTATTGACAACACGCAAAATACGTTGTTGGATAGCTCCCTGAAGGTGGTTATCTAACATCGCATCTTTGTACAGTTGTTGTATCAGGTAGGTTACTGGATTAAACGGATCATAGCGTGACATACGGGCGTTTTGCCAGTCTGTTACTTCTTTCCGGTACATAGATTCATACAGACGGAAATAATCAATTTCCATAGTATCAGAACCGCGTGTGTCGGTTATTGGTGGTTTCTTAGCATTGCGCCCTGTTGTTTGTGTATTGGCCGTTGGCTTTGCTGCGAATGCTAATTTATTGAAGTCTTTTTGCTTTTTCATATCTATGAATTAATAAGCTGAGTTGTATCGTGTATTTCCACCGTATCTGTTTTCACCGGTGGTTCCTTCGGTGTCGGTTATCTCTGTTGGCTTCTCCGGTAGGGTTCTATCTCCCAGTTCCCCTGTGTATGCTTTTTCTAGCCAGTCTATTGTTTCTGAATATCTTCGCGCTGCAACGGCATTTGTATCGCGTGTACGGCGTTCATAAATCTCATAGATCACAATATCCTTCAGGCGTTTTACAATAGCTTTTTTACGGGTTGCTCCAGTTGCATTGAAAATTACATCAATGTCGTAATACCGGCTTAAATAGCCTTTCATCTTATCAATACTTTCATCGATAATGTCGGTAATAATCGTATCATCCATATCAGTAAGAATATTGATAAGATTCAAGTCTCCGACGGTTTTAAGTTCGTCTTTAGTTAGAAATGCCATAATAGTAGCTTGTTAGTAATTAATATCCACCGCGTTCTCGTTTACCGATTATCGGTTTATTATCGTTCTCATTATCCTCTTCTTCACCACCATTCAGATATTCCTGGGCTTTGAGAATTGCATCAGTCAATGAGTCCGGAAAATCGACCGGATAACTACCTCCTTTCTCAAAGTTGAGCATTTGTGCTTTGGCCTCTTCCCAATCCGGATTAAACTCCAGTTCTTCGCTGAAATCCAAAATACCAGTGCTTAGTACGCTTACCAGTGTGGTATCAATCTTTGTATATTTATCCGTTTGGCTTTTTTGCGAAATTGGAATACTGATAGATTGATATTTCTTAGCAGCCCGAATAAGTATCGGGTAATAAATAACTTCCTGAGAAACGCTACCATCAAAGTAGTAGATAGTTGAACCATTTATGCTCAGTATTTTTTTAGCCTGTGTATAATGATATTCCAGGGCGGTTTCGATATCGGCTGTTTGCCGGCAATAAATATCAATAACGGTCATGTGCAAGTCGCGAACTCCAACTGTAGCCAGTGCTTTGTAACAGGCTTTGTCTGAGTAGGCAAAATCCCAGTTGCCTACAATTACGAGATAAGCATCAAACGGCTTTGGTTTTACCATTCGAATCCATTCTTTCTTGATACGTTTACCCACATTTATAGGCGTGTTGTAGAATTCGCCCGAAAGCGTTGCCTGATCATGTTCGTATTGTTCAACCTTACGTAGGCAATCAGCTTTAGTGTATCGCTCCTCCCAGCTAGGTTTCCACCCGGTTGAATTCTTTAGTTTATCGTAATACTCAGTAGTGAGGTTTACGAGGTAGAGCGTTGCGTACTTTTCTTTTCGGATTTGGTTCTGTTTGGTATCAATTTTTTTAAGGTCAAAACCTTTACGTTCGGCCAGTGTGGACACAAAACCCTTTTCGGTAAAATAATTGTTGTTGATGATAGTGCGTTCGGAATTCTTTGAAAATGCGCCCTGAATATCACCGGTTACTTTGTCGGCATACTCCTGTACGAGCGATTTGTTCATTGATTTCTTTTTATCCTCTACATCATCAATCGACACATATTCAAGCCTTACGCCATTTTGGCGCAATCCACGAAACGGTTGATCAATACCCAACGCCATGAACGTGCAACGGTCGGTTGTCTCAAATTGACCATCGGCCCAATTACCATAGCTTTTCTGAATTCCAAAATCTTTTATTATCCTTTCGTTGCATTCAAATTGTACTTGTAAGTCCTGAAGCAACATAGCAGCGCGAACTTCATTGGCTCCAACTACCAGTTGGAACATGGCTTTTTTAGTTTGCTTTAGTCCGAATGCATACCCCATGTTAGCATGAGTAGATTTAGCTCCACCACGAAAAATAAGATTGAATAACGTTATGAAAGATTCGTTATAAAGGTCTTTGTAAATTGCTGTATGATACCATGCACAATCGCTATCAGCCATAGGTATGGTTGTATCTTTCCCGAAATAATAGTTGAACATGTCACCATAGTTTTCAGGCTTGAAAAGCCATTCTATACGTGTCTCCTGTTGCTCGGCGGTCTCTTTTATAAGAGAGTCGATAGTAGCTTTA